CTTTTGTTTTTGCTTTGTGTACTTTGTCAAGTACTTCTGAAAACAATAATGTATAATTACCATTTGCCATTTTAAAATTCTCCAATTTGTTCAGTTAAACCTTTCAGTCTTTTTTCTATAAAATAATTTAACAATTTACTTCTATCGCCACAAGTGGCACCCTTGAAATCATCTAAGATATCTTCTTCTAATTTTTCTGGTATATTATCCAAATTAATTAGTTTATCATTTCTTTGATAATTTCTTTTCAACTCATCATTAAAATCTTCAATGTCTTGAGCCATTATACTCTTTATCTTCTTAGATGTCAAGGGTCTTTGCCTTAATTCATCTGTAAAAGTATGGTCGGGTGATAATACATTTGGTACGCCATCTGATTTATCACCTTTAAGTATATGTTCTTTTATATAGACAACTGCGTCAACACCATTTATGTGTTTTTTCGTAATTGGACTGTATTGTCTTACATTTTTATACTTTTGTAATTGTATAAAGTCTTTATCACCTGATACAATCATGATTTTTTCACTTTGATAATGTTTGCAAAGTATCGCAATTACATCATCTGCTTCTGCCCCATGAGTTTCTACAACTTTGTAGGGTAGAAATTCTTTTATTTCATCTTTAATTTTATTCAGAACTCCAAAGATACTATTCCAATCTTTGCCATCTGATTCTCTACTTTTTCTACGACTGTGTTTATACTGTGGAAATATTTCTCTACGCCAGTATGCTCTAGAATCGTATGTTAATACTATTTCACCAAAGTCTTGATTAAACATTGTTCTATACATTCGTACAGAATTTAATATCATATGTCTAACCATTTCATCATCTAACTCACCTTTATTCATGTGTAAGTGCATCATTAAAGATGCTAAAGAGATTTGATTCATGTCTACTAATATCATATTATATTCCTAGTTTAGAAAGGGTGGCCCAAAGACCACCCAAACTAATTCTTAATTAATTAAGAAGCGAATTGTACGCCGTTACCATAAAGTGCTTTGATTCCAGCAGCGATAATTGTTTTATCTGCTCTGCCGTTCATTAGTACTGCACCTACACCAGCATTAATAATTGCTTGTGTTGGTTCACCCATACGATATGAAGTACCACTAACAGTTTTGTTAGTATAAATCATATAACCTTGACTTCTTAACTTGTCCACCATTGCTTGTGGTGAAGTTAGGTCAAATGTGTTTCTTAATTGTGTCCAAGTAACTGTATCGCCTCTTTCGAATGCGTTAATTACTCTTGCTGTTTTTGAAAGTTTCTTTCTTCCCATATTATAATCTCCTATGATTATTGTTGTTTATAACTAAGTTAAAGCCTCGTATAGTCATATCGGCTATTACATTATCGTAATTCGTTTTAATCTTTGTCTTTGTCTTCATCATCTTTGTTAATTTTTTTATTTCTTAACTCATGTAAAGAACCTTTGTTCTTATCCCAATCTGTTATTTTTTCTGGGTCTGTTTCTAATTCTAAATCTGATTCAAATGCTATCTCTGTTTGGTCATCATCTCTAATGTCTTCTGCCATGTCAACTAACTCTGACAATAATGGTGCATCAAATTTTGAATAAAATACATCTGCGCCATCATCTGATTGAGTAGGTGAAGGTGCCATTATATTATCAAGTAATCCTTGTATAATATGTGGTAACTTTTCTTGTCTTGATAAAACACCTTTAACTGTTTCTGATAAAAATCCAATGTCTAAACTAAATCTTTCATCTGTAATATCATAACCATATTCACTAATGGTATGAATTAATTGTATCATAATTTTTTCAGTTATGACTTCGATTCTGTCAAGTTTTTCTTGCATTATCTTGTGAGTATTATTTTTATCCAAAGCTTTGTCTATCTTTTTCTTAGTCCACTCACCATTATTTTCAACTGGTTCATTACCCCAAGGGCCAACTACTACATTTGTTTTATCATCTTTTTTATCTGTCATGATATAATCTTTTTCTCAACTGGTACTATTGCACCTACATAATTTAAATAGTTATCTCTAATATCTGTTTTAGGTTCATTTACAGTAATAATATTTTCTTCTTTAATATCAAATTCTTCATTCTCTGCGAATGGTATAAAAGGTGAAAAGTATAATTTACTTTCTTGACTTGTACCTGGATTCTGTGCCATTGGTATTAATACGAATGGTTTTTTTATTGTAGTAACTGTTTTGACATTATCTTCATAATCTTGATTAGTTACTTCTGCTACAATGTCTTCGCCTGTAGTGAGGCGTAATAATTTTACATCTTTCATTTTTACCTTCCTGTTTTCTTTCTATAATTTTTATTGTAATTGTGTACCCCAGGTGTTTCTCTGAGCTTCCTTAACCATCTTTGTTTACCTGCAGACTTAGCCAATCTATTCTTTTCACTTTTCTTAGTGTAAAATTGTCTTTCGTTTGCCTCGTTCAGAACTCCAGCTTTAAGAATTTTCTTTTTGAAGATTCTTAATGCCTTAGTGATATCATCACCATGAACATTAACTCCTAACCCAGATACTTTTTCTTCTGGTCGTTTCTTTTTAAAAGTTTTCTTTTGGTCGTAACTACGAACTTGAAAATTTTGTCTTGGTTTACCTGAACTTGCTTTCATTAAATCCTCTCTTTGTATACTTGTTTTGTCATTTGATAAACTACTGCCAAAGCATCATACTTATTATCAAATCCTAACATACCTAATATGTCAAGATTATTATCTAAAATTTCTAATGCATCATCTTCTGAAATATCACCACCCATTAATTTATTGGCGGTTACATTTAGAATTTTTTCTGCATCATCCATATACATGTCTTTTACTGCACTCATGATTACGCTGCCTCCAACATAGACATAGGAACTCTATAAGAACGACTTCCTATTTGAACTATTGCTTTCTTTATATTAATTTTTGTGATTGTACCTAACTCTCTTTTAGTCTTTTGTACAACATAAACTTCCATACCCACTTTTAATGTAGATTTGGCATTCATTAATTTTACATCACGAATAAAATTACCCAAGTCATTTAACTCACTTAGATTCATACTCATTATTTCTTTTCTCATACTCTCTTTCATATTTGACCTCTCATGTCATTTTTAATCTTATATAGCCATTGTAACAGGTTGAAACAACTATTGTCAAGGGTTATTTTCTTAATGAGAATGATTCTCATTAAGTCTTGAATAATCGTTATTCAGTCTTTCTTCTGGTGTTCTCAAAAACCATCCTCTAATCAATGATAAGTTATTATCACGGCCAAAGGGTGAAAATTTGATATTCAGTGGTTTCTTCAATAATTGAGAATCTATCTGAATTTTTAAGTCATTCCATGAAAATACTGAAATATCTTGCCAAGGGTATCCACACTCTATATTTTCATATTCTGGTTGTGTATTACTCTTATAAAAGACATAATCAATCATTTCTCTATCATTTTCTGTTAATCTTGTGTATCTCATATTTTCCTCTCTATATTAATCTGTTCTTGTAATCTATATATTTTATTAAGTCATTTCTTATTTCGGTAGTGAATTTCACTCCTAGATTTCTTAATCTTTTTTCTTCTTTTTCATGTTCATCTGGTGTACAGGGTATATATTCTACTTCTCCGTCTTCGTAAGTAGTCACATATAAATTTTCACTTGGTCTTAAATTTATGTTTAATTCTCTCATATTTTCTCTCTCTTTTTTTATTATTACAAAACCAGTATATCAGGTGATAACTGGTTCTGTCAAGGGTTATTTTTATCTTGAATAATTCATCTCAATCAACTTAATTAATAAGGCAATCGTAAATAATATTCCAAAAACTTTAAATAATAACATAACTTTCCTCTCTCTTTTTTCATTGTTACATAGCTAGTATAACAGGTTAAAACAAGGTTTGTCAAGGTTTAATTTGGTCTATTTTAGGGGGGTCAAATGAGAATGATTCCTATTTGAGAATGATTCTCATTTAGGTTTGTAGATTGTGATGAGTTCTTCTTTTCCTTTGACCTTGATTTTATCAACCTCAACTGATTCTATATCTTTGAGTTTTTCCATTGTGTAGGATGAATAT